GAAGATATGATGCAGTCAACAATTGCCACGTATTTTCAGGGGCGGTTATTGACGCAGTTTCGTAATAGTTAAACGGAACATTTAATCTAGTCGTTGGTTCAACTTCGAACGATGCTGATAAAGATGCACTTGTTCGCAATACCCATATACTTGCTGTTAAAGGAACACCTGTTTGACAAAACACGTTTCCAAATGTATGTGTAAGTGGATATGATGGACCACGAGTTGTTATAGATGTAGGACTAATTTTCCATGAAATACCAGAATCTGTGTGTCTTGTGGTCGCATCTGATGATATTCTTCCTCCATCTGTATATACGATGTGGTTATTATCAATACCAGAATCCCTGACAGAAATAAGCTGAACATTTGAATAATCTAGTGGAGAAAAGGCAATCGATTCAGAACGGTTCCAATTATGAACATAGATATCACCGCCCTGAAAAACCCCTTGTGAAACCGCTGTGGTATTTAAAGAAGTTGTCAGTTCAGAAAAATACAAATCAGATACACCACCGTTAACTAAAACGCCTGTTCCGCTTTTGTATATCTTGGTTTTAGTAAAAAAGTTTTTGCGGCAGTTAGATATTAATATTCCTCTTGATGTGTTATAACTAAACTCATTATCAACATAATTAACTCGATTTGATGTAGCAATCTCCAATCCATCACCACCATTATTAGATGCTGTGGTTTTAGTTACGAAAGCATCGTTCATACCAGCCGCATTAACTCCATCACCACCATTTGATAAAAATTTGCAATTGTAAACTTGAGTGTTTGTTCCAATTGTTCCGCTTCCAAGTAATCCGTTAGCAACATTTTGAATTCCTGATGAACTTATGTAAGTAACATCTTTATAATTAACCATGTTAAATCCATGTGCTGTAGAATTTAAACTGTGGCAATTATCAAAAGTGATACCGGCACCTGTGCCACCAAGAACATATACATTGGTTGCATTCATTCCTGAAAGATTACGGAACGTGATATAAGAACGTGACGCTAACGCAAATATTTCTCCGTAGTTGTTTATTGCATTAAAAAATGAATGACCTGTGATAGAACTCATACTACCTGAGTCCCATCCTCCAGAAATAACAATTGGAGAATCTACCGTTCCACTACTTCCTATGGTAAAGTGGTCAGTTGTAGTAGAAGTTTGTAAATCTAATTTTATTGGATTTCTATAAAAAGTTTCAACTGTTTGTGTTAACCCCACATATCCACGAGATGTTGTTCCAGCCGAACTATTACATCCTCTGTCTAAAAATACAGTTGTTCCATCTATACTTCTTATTGCCCACCATATTTCATCTGGAGTGTTTTTTCCTAACAACGACCCAAGTTCTAATGTGTTTGTTGCTAAGATATTATCCAATTGAAAAGTCAACGCTCCGGGGTCATATGTGGTTTCCAACGAAAGGGATGCTATGCTGTTCCCCAACGCAGCACCATAATCCATTGTTAATGCACTCCAACCAGATACTCCACTGCTTCCTGTTGTAAACGAACTGGAGAAACTTAAAGTATTTACTGGTGTGTTTCCATCCAAATCTGAGCATAGATTTAAATTTAATCCACCAAGTGGAGTGCTTACGCTAGACAAAAAAAACAAAGATATTTTTTGATAAGACGACAAATCCAATACGGATGGTAATCTATAAGATGCTATTTTACCTGTTGTAAACCCGGCAGCTATAACAAACGTAGCAGAGTTTGTTCCTTGTTTACGAGTAGTTGATGTTGCACAAGTGACGTTTGCTGATGCCGTCCATGCTCCGTCTCTATACACGCTTGTAGTAACTGCACTACCTAACGTCAGAGATGCAGTTAAATTACTCCAACTTGCGCTAACTCCCAAAGATATAGGATGACCGCTTTCAGCCACACGAATTTCATCCCCGGCAGTCGCAATCGCAGATGCTGCGGTTATAGTTCTTTTTCGTGTTGCAAAAGTTAATCCATCTGCGGCATCACTTCCGCTTAAATAATCTACGTAATATGTTGGCATAAAAATTAGTGTTTCGAATTAAAATCAGTTATATACACATTAATCATTCTGTTTAAAAATTCCTCTGAAGGTGGTTCTGTAAACTCTAATTGAAACGCACGAACAATATTAGTATCGCTTGAATCACACATTTCAATCAGATATACTATTTTATTGACCACAGTTTCTATCGATAATATTTGATGAAAAATATACATATTATGTTTTAATTCCGTTGATTGTTAGTAATACACTTGTTATGGTTGATGTTGAATCTATATTAAATCTCAACACATCCCCGGCAACAAAGTTTGTTGTAGTCCAATCGGTTATGTTTAAATTCCTATTCTTTATTACTGATGACAAAGTTGGTTTATCTGTTGATGTTATAGATTCACCAACTGTTGGTGGAAATGTATCATATGTGGCTTTCCAAATATCTATTACAACCGACCCTGCTGTGTTTGCTACCAATGACCATCCAGTAGCTCTAAACGACGTTGGAATAGTCACATCACCAACAACACCCAAATCTAACCCATTTGAATTTTTAATAAATAATGAAATTGAACCCGAAGTTTGTATGTATGATGCTGTTAGAGCGGTGCTGACAACACCGGATACATAACTCGCAGTTGGTGCATAAGATGCAGTTGCTTGAACAGGCACCGTTGAAGCAAAACTTGAAGTTAATGAGTAACTTGCCGTTGCTTGAACAGGAACCGATTGTGCGAAGCTACTCGTTATAGAATAACTTGCGGTCAGTGTTGTCAATGATTGACTACTTTGATTAGCATACGATGCTGATTTGGCATTTTCGGCATAAGAAGCTGTATCTGATAATACTGAATAGGATGCGGAATCTGAAGAATCGCTCCTACTTGCGCTTCGAGCATAATCCGAATAACTTGCCGTAGCAGAATAACTAGCTGTTGCTTGAACAGGCACCGCTGATGCAAAACTGCTCGTTAATGAGTAGCTCGCAGTTGCTTGAACAGGAACATTTTGTGCGAAACTTGAAGTTATAGAATAACTTGAAGTTGGTTGAACCGGAACGGTTGAAGCAAAGCTACTTGTCAATGAGTAGCTTGCAGTTGGTTGAACAGGAACATTTTGTGCAAAACTTGAAGTTAACGAATAGCTTGCAGTTGGTTGAACAGGAACATTTTGTGCAAAACTTGAAGTTAACGAATAGCTTGCCGTTGCTTGAACCGGAACATTTTGTGCAAAACTTGACGTTATAGAATAACTTGATGTGTCTTGAACTGGAACAGTTGATGCAAAGCTACTTGTCAATGAGTAGCTTGCAGTTGGTTGCACAGGAACCACCGATGCAAAACTGCTCGTTATAGAATATGATGCAGTTACTTGAACAGGAACATTTTGTGCAAAACTGCTCGTTATAGAATATGATGCAGTTGGTTGCACAGGAACCACCGATGCAAAACTGCTTGTCAACGAATAACTTGATGTGTCTTGAACTGGAACAGTTAATGCAAAACTTGACGTTATAGAATAACTTGCGGTTGGCTGAACCGGAACATTTTGAGCAAATGACGCCGTGAGCGCATTACTTGCTGAAAGAGTATAATCAGCATAACTAGACGTTGAAGCGTCGTGAGAAAAACTTGCCGTTTTTGCGGTATCTGCATAACTAGCTGTTGTCGAATTATTACTTAAACCTGCATACGATGCCGTTACTGCATACGATGCAGTCGGTTGCACATTGACGTTTTCTGCAAAACTTGCTGTCTGTGAATTGTTTGAATATGACGATGTAGATGCGTATGATGCGGTTTGTTGTATCGGTGAATTTTCCGCATAACTAGCCGTTGTCGTGAAACTCGAAGTCTCCGCATAACTAGCAGTTTCTACATTTATATCGGTTGGTAAATTTGATGATGCGGTTAGCCGACCATCTTGACCAAGGAAAATAAGCTTGTCCGAGCCAGAAAGTTTTACTTCAACAAACTTTCCACCATCATACTGTGCTATTACTGCTGTTAAATTTTGTGGCGATGCCATAGATATAAATATCGGTTACTGGAATAACATTAATGGTATTTTTCTCCATTTACCTGATGCATAGATATAATGATAATCACCATCATATGCCATCCACCCCTCTTCACCATATGAATCAGGTGATGAAGGTGCGGTATGCCACACAATTCCTCCAGACGACGACCCGGATGTTTGAGTTATAACAGAAGAAGAAATAAGCTTTTCGTAACACTGTCTTACACTTTTTATAACAAAACTCTCATCTGTTACCGTTGGGTTTAAATTTGGTTTTGGTTGCTTAAACTCAGCCGTGCTATCTAAAACAACACCATCTTTCCATACATATCTAGCCTTTTCTTTCAACTCATCTTTCTTCATTTTATCAATCTGCTCACCAGTTGATATTTTACAAGATAATGAAATTGCTCGGTTTGTAAGAGATTTTTTGTTTGTTGATGATTTATCTTCAAACGAGTCTGGAATTAGATATGCATTTACAACTGCTTGGAATTCGGTTTTAACAATACGGTCATTGTCTGTTGGTGTTTCAACATTGAGAGAATAATCATCGATTGTAACTTTAAATTTTAATCTCTTTTTATCTCCCCAATATTCACCTTCGGCAAAGTTTATTTTCTCGATGATGGCATTCATCTGTTCAACTTTTTCAGTCCATATAATAAATTCATATGTAAAAACGACATAATCTGGTATCGTCACTGATGTAACTTTGTATGCCGGTGCATAGTTACCATTTAATATAGAAAATCGGTCATATCTGTTTTTTGCATCGAACTTGGTCAAGACAGGATATTCAGAATGTCTATTGAATGTTCCCATCTCCTTGTTTTTTCTTATATTTGTTCTACGAAATGCCAAGATTGGATATTGAACCTTACCGTTAAAATCTCTGATAACTCCCTCTTTTTTTATTGAGTGCCATTTTTCTGGAGATTCTAAAATGATTGGAACTTTAACTGATACGTTATTATCTAAAACTTGCAGATTGATGGAGTTTAAATAATTCAGAATGACCGTATCAACATCCATCACCGATATCGAAAATATCGAATCTTTATCATTATCCCGCCGCATGTTATGTGAACGCAATTCATCCCTATTCATACCAGCCGCATCTGGAACTGGATGATTTTTTGGATTCGGGCTTCGATTATTATCACTTCCTCTCCAACTCATATTTTATCTTTCCATTATATTAATTGCAGTTAATCTTGAATAGTGAGTGTCACACACTATACTATGACTCTTCTCAGCTTGTCCACCCAATAATTGTTCTTGTATAACATTGTCAATCTCACAATATCTATTGTTGAAAAAAATTAAATCACCAATTTCAGGATAAAAGTTTGCTTCCTGTAATGATTTTTCTCGAAATGCAAACTTAATTATTTGCTCGACAGATGGACCAACCACCTCTCCGGTTGTTGTTGGGTCATCCTTCTTTCGCAATGCCGTCATCTCGACACCGGGATAATACATACGAGTTTCTTTAACAGAAACCTCACCATATATATTCGTTGCGGTCACAGGAACAATTTTGAAAAGAACAACCCGCACATTGATGACATCTCGCATCAATTCAGCATTGATAGAGTTGAGAAACAACCTATCTCTTGATGAATACCATTTTCCAGAATAATCCATATTTTATTCTCCGATATAAATTAGTAACGGCACATGTCGCAACGAGTCTTGAATTTGCTCGGCACGAGATGCGGCTTTTTCCAATTGTGAACTCATGGTCATTTCCTCTAACATTTCTTTCAACTGGTCCACCAGTTTCTCTTTTTCTTCTTTGGCTTCGCCTCTTAACTCACCACCATCCAAAGTCACTTCTCCATCAGGAATTGGAACAGTGGAATATTTTTGTCTAATTGCTCCGAGAGCTTCTTTACAAATCGCCAAGAAGTATTGTTTTATCCACATACGTCCGGGTGCATTGATTTTAGAATAAACTGGGTTTTCATATGGCACATTACTAAAATCTGATATCGAATCATAACTCGAACCACTTCCAAATGTCTCACTTTGTTTATCTGTTTCCAACACATAATCAAAATATACCCGATATGAATCGTTTGGAATAGGAAAAATTTTGAGCTTATTGTTCATGATTTCAAAACTAAACCCACTCTTTCGAATTTCATCATTAAATTCAATCGCCTGTCCTCTTAACAAATCTTCAAATATAGGAGTCATAAGGAACTGAGTGGCTGGTGAGTATGCACCAAATCCCATTTCACTTAATACGTTGCTATAGCTCATACCAGTCATTGAGAACGGGTCATATATACGTGCCATAGCTGGTGAACGATAATGAAACACCCGCTTCACTTCCATTACGTTTCCACTTGCTGGGCCACCCGACGCACTGATTGCCGCATCTACAATTGGTTGTAAATCGTATGATTGTGTTTGACCACCGACCAAAACACTTGCCCGTCTCCATTCGACATTACCGCCAGCACCAACTTCTGCACCATAACTTTTAGCCATGCGAACAATGGCAGGTAATGGCATTCCAACCACCGGTCTGCCAGATACAACTGTATTAGAAGACTGACCTAAATAATTCAACATGTTGCTCTTGATGTTATACTCATTAACAAGCGCACCATATTTCGTGACAGCTTCTTCAAAATAACTATAGAAGTTTACATCGGTCAACTCGATATCAATAATAGGATATCCAAGTCTTCGTGCCGCCCACATCGCAGAACTGCTGCAATCAGTTAAAAACGCAGCATCTGAATCATAAAATCCATATGATGTATTACCCGGAACAGCACTACCCGAACCCGGCCATCTACGTCTATCTTGGTCGATATTAGCTAAATCACTCATATTCGTTTATTTTTTCCATTTCAATTCTTTTTTGATTGTTTCGATGATTCCCTTTTCATCGTCATTCAAATCCACTGAAAACATTTCCAATAATTCATCGATGGTATATTTCGTATCTTTGATTTTCTGTTTCTCTTTAATCAATTGCACATTGTCAATGATTTTCTCAAGTGTGTTTTTATATTTGTTGAATTTTAATCCATCCTCCAAACCACTCAAGGTTGTTGCAGATGGTGTTAGTGCTTTCACGGTTTTGACCACAAACGCACCCATCATGTTGAATATTGAGAATGCTGCTGCTGCAATTGGATTGCTTGCGGCCAATATTCGTAACACCACAAATATGATTGAAAATATAAGTATGCCAATCAAACACGAAGTCACAAATCTTTTCATTCCATATACAACTCCACCCAATCCAAACCAACTGTTTACAGAATCAACCGTCACCTTGTAATCATCAGCCTTCTTCGCCACACCAGTTGCCGCAGTTTCCAAATTCACAATCTTGGATTCCAATTCCTTTTTCAATATTTCATTTTGAGTTTGGATGTATAAAATCTCTTTGTCTTTGGCTTGGAGAAGCAAATTCCCCTTCTCTCGCTCTTTTTCAAGATTTGAATTCATCAAATCGATGATTTGTTTCATCTTCTCCATGTCATCGATTTTAGGACTTCCGGCGATTGAGATAATACGAGAATTCAACTCTTTAGCTGTTTCTACCTCAACGTAGTTTGTTTTTAGCTTGTTTAATGAATAGTCGATACCAAATGAATACACACCAATCGATTCAATTTTTTTCTCATTGTTATCGGCAGTTTTTTCTTTTGTAACAGCAACTTGAGCAACCGCTTTGTCGATTTTGTCTGCATTCTTGTTTGCATTCCGGTCAAGCATAGAACAGCCGACGACGGATAATACTATAAACAAACAGGTCATTAGAATAAATACATTCTTTTTCATACCTATAAATATGAAAAATCTTGACAATAACCATATTATTTCACCAGAATTACCGCAAAGTAAGTATAAAAAAAGAAGCCTTGTATTTCTACAAGGCTTCTTTTTGAATTATCTATCTACTATCGATTACACTTGGTTCAAGTCACCGATGTAAATCTTACCGTAGAACTCTGGTCGGACCACTTTCTTAGCATATCTCGTCAATACACCTCTACGTGGAGTAAAGTTGATTGGGTCATAGACCAATGGAGTCTGCACGAGTGGGATGTATGGAGCATACACAGCACCAGTCTCTAGGAAGTTGTTACCACGGAATCCAACCAAGATTTGGTTCTCAACCATGTATGGGTTCTTGTAAACTTGGAAGCGATTTGCAAAGCTACCAACCTTAGTTACACCCATTGCGAACTTAGAGCTATCTCCGTCCGTTGAAACAACATAGCCCGGAATACTCTCAAGGATAGTTGCAACTTCTGGTGAGCAAACTAGGAAGTTAGCACCACCACGGAGCGTCAATTTGTGAATCTTGTTGCTCACGCTCTGAATCTTGTTACCAAGAGTCTGATACCATGTGCTTTTCACATATGCCGTCTTGTTTGAAGCGTTGTCTTCAATACGGGTAAACACTGCTGAACCGTTTGCATCGAGCTGTTTCGTGAACTCAGTTCCGATTTTTGCGCTCCATGCCTCAGTCGTTGCGCCCGGTGCTTTAGCCAATAGCATGTCAAGGATTTCGAGGTCGATTTCCATTGAAACGTATTCGCTCAAAAGACCAGTCAACTCAGCTTCTGCGTCAATGCTGTGATAAGCATTCAAGTCCTGTGCCATTTCTGGTGTCCAGACAGCTTTCAACTTACGAGTCTTAGCTACGATTGGTTCGCTCTTCACATCAAGCTGAATCTCTGGGATTCCGATTGAGTCGAGAGTGTTTCCGCCAGTTCTATCTTCGAAATCACCACGAGAAGAATCGACTGGTTGTAGGCTGTATGTCAATGTGGTCGTAGCTAGGGTTGGAAGACCGGAAGCTGACACATAAAGAATAGCCTGATAGTATTGGTCTGCAAGAGAACCAGTGTTAATAACCTTAGCAAATGCGCCAAGAGTTGAAACGATACCTGAACCGCTCACACGGAAGCTTCTCACAGCTTCGAGGTCAACGTTATAAATACCAGCGTTTGCGGCTGAAGTATTCTCGTCAAGGTTGATGACATATTTCATCACTTTACCAGCAGCGACAGATGCGCTCAAATCAGAATCAGAACCCATTTCGGCCCATCCTGCTGCGGTTGTTGCCACAGATGATGATGCTGCCAAGGTTGCTGACAATAGAGATGCGGTTGAGTTGATTGAATATGCGAACTGACCCGGACCATAAAGACCACCAACAGCTTCATCGGTAGAACCGAGCTTCTTGTTGTTACCACCGTATAGTGAGCTTACGCCAGCTACACGACCGTCTTTTGTCGTTCCATACTTGAAATCGAGATAGAACACGAGTCCAGATGGGAGGTTCATTGGCTGCACAGAAACGAATTCCTTAGCAGCGATTTCAGCAAACACACGACGGACGAGTGGCAATGCCACGCCAGCCCATTGTTCGCTGTTTGCAGATGTTCCAGTTTGAGTAGCCTCGTCAAGAAGCTGCTTTGCTTGGCTTTCGAGAAGGATTGACATGTTGGCTTTTTCTACGCCATCAAGTCCCTCAAGAAGACCGGTTTTGTCCCACTTGCTCTGTAGGTTACGGGTTTCCGTCATCAAACGAGCCTGTGGATTCATATTATTACTCAATAGAGCTTTTATATCCATAATTTTATTTTCCTTTTATTGTATTACCGTCAATTGTCTCGCAAGTTTACTTTTTTTTGCTACCGATTCCTGCGAGTTTTTGGAATCGAGTTTGCATTTCATTAGTTGCGCTCTCCACAATCAGCGTCGGTGCTGGTTTAGTTGATGCAACTGGTTTACTTGCCAAACCTTCAGTGATTATACCAACTGTATTGCTCGTTGTGACAGTTGAGACACCTTTATTATATTGTTCAGCGAGAAGATTGTATGCCAATTTGACTTCTGGTATTGTCTTGGTCAAATCGAAGGTTTCAACGATACGCATTTTCTGATTTTCATTCAATGCTTTATCTTTGAATAGTTTGTTCGTATAAAGAAGTTTAGCGTTCAAAAGATTGATTTCTTGAATAGTTTCATTCAATGTATGAATAGCAGACACGAGTTCTTTCTTTTCTTCTTTCAATTTCTCGTTTTCGAAAACAAGTTCTTTCTTGTCTTCTTTGTCTTCCTTGTCATCATCTTTCTTTTCCTTCTCCTCTTTATCCTCATCCTTGTTTTCTTGGAGTTCGGTTGCTGCTTTAACATTAGCAGAAACATCTTCAAGAAGTGCTTCTAAATTTATTTCCTCTTCAACAGGCACAGCGACTTCTTCGGCTTGAACTTCATCTTCTGGTGCTGCTGGAGCAACATCGGTTGGAGCGGCAGGAGCAACTGGAGCAACTGGAGCAACTGGTGCTGCGTTTGGGTCCACTGGAGCAACTGGTGCTGCTGGAGCGGTATTGATATCTACGTGTGCTGCATCAACATGTGTTGGTGCTGCGGCTGCTTGAGCGTCCTCTGCGGCTTGGGCTTCCTCTAATGAGCGAAGCATTTCGTCAAGCTCTTCGGAAGTTAATTCGTCATCGGCACCGTCCACTGGAGCAACTGGTGCAGCATTTGGGTCTGCTGGAGCAACTGGTGCAGCAGGAACCACTGGTGCTGATGCATCAACTGGTGCTGCTGGTGCTGCTGGTGCTGCTGGTGCTTCTGGAGCAACTGGTGCAGCATTTGGGTCTGCTGGTGCTTCATCGGCTTCTAGTTCGCTTTTAATTCTTTCATGGAAAATTGCTTCCAATCTAGGACCGAATGATTCTTGCAAGAAAAGTTTTGCGTTTTCCACAGCAATCTCTCGGACTGCTTTAGCGTCTGCTAAAGAGCTTTTCAAAAGTTCGCTTGTTGATGATTTGGCTTGTGACATATTTTTGTTTTCCTTAATTGAAACTATTATAAGTTTCAAGACTATGTATTATCAATCTGTTACGTAAGATAGTTTCTCCGTATTTTGATAATAAATATATTTGATTTATACGAAAACTAAAAAATATTTATTATTAGTTGACAAATTAAAATGAAAATCACGAAAACCGAGCTTAAAGCCATTATAAAAACCATAATTTTAGAAAATTTACACGAATCTGTGTCAAATTCTTCAAAAAACATGGCAATAAAGCCACTTGTGAACTTTACATCACTTGATGGTGCGATACAATCTGAAAAAGGATATCCCGTAGATGATAAAGAAAAGAACATTTTTATTGAAAATGTCAAAAAGTTGGGAATGGTCCCAGATTTTAAATCAAATTATTCAGAAGTGCATATCAGCAAAACAGATGATTTTGGTAATACTGAGAGATTTGTTTTCAAAAAATTAATAAGTGTTGATTCTCAAACAAGTGGTAAAAAAGAGTTTCTTTATGCATGTTATTTTGAGGAAACTGAAAAAGTAATGGTATCACTGTCACAAAAATTTTATGATGAATCTACAGATAAATTGGACATTCTGATAGATTTCATCAACAACAACCTTCTATAACAATGAAATTTAAACATATATTATCGACATTTCGCCCCGATTTGGTTTCTGAAAATGAAAAAAAGGAAATGGATTTGGAGGATTTTGACTCACCTAATGGTTGGTTGTGGAAAGAAATTGATTTGTTAATAAACATGGGATTTGATAAAATATCAACCTCTCGATTATCTTTGCAATATGAAGATGATAAAAAGGCGTCCACTATAGAAGTATATAAAAACGAAGATGGATATAATCTACAAATTAATGATAGAAAGTATGTTTTTAAAACTTTTAACACAATGTTGGATAAAATAGAAGAATTTGGACAAATTGAATTATAATTATATACACATATGGTAAAACTTGTTGACCTCCTAAAAGAAAATAATGTTCTATCGGCTCAAAAACCGATGAATACAAATGTTGCACCATCAGGGCAGCACACACCACAATCACAGATAGAGTTGGCATCTGAGCCAGCTATGCCACGCTTGACCAAAGAAGAAAAGCGTGAACTAATAGAAAATGTGGCAAACTTCAATGCTTATTATGAAAGCCTATGTTCTAAAAACATGAAGTTTAAAGAAACTGCCAACAAAATAAAAAGAATATCAGCATTGGCAGAACGTTATGTTCAGACCGAAGTTCTAACCGAAGACAATTGGATGGAAGCTCGTAATGCTGAAAAACATCTTAAAGAATTGAAAAAAATGGCAGATACGATGGAAGCACTATCTGAAGATTGTTATGAAAAGATGCGCCAAATGGAAATGACTTACGACGAATCTGGTCGAATCCTTGAAAGATATTTCAAGATTAACTAAAAAAATTCAAACCATATATATAAACGAAAAACCCATGCATTGCATGGGTTTTTCTTTTGTAATTATTTCCGTCTAACGAATTAATCTTTAATCATTTCACTTAGTATTTCTCTAACGAGTCCATCAACTTTATCATATTTTACATGTGGGATAATTACATTATTTCGGTCAAACCCTTCGTTGAGTTGACCCATTGGAGTCATAAATGCCCCGACTGTGCTAGGATTACTAACAAAATCAAAACATATGAGTTCCAAATCGTCTTGCACTTCAAGCGTTCCCTCTCGCAGATTTTTCTTTGTGCTGCCCATGCTGCGGCTTGATATGCCCAATTTAATTCCGGCTGCAAACAAATCTCGTAGAATGTTTCCAGATGGTGTATTTAAAATTTCCACTGTGCCAACCAAATCGTCCCCTACCCATTTTAAATCAACTACGTTATGTGAAACGTTTTTCAAGTTAATGATTGGAGACTCTGGATGGTCAAGTTCCCCAACGGCCCGTCTATCTCTTACAAGGTTTTCTTGGTATTTCTGTGCCTCACGCATTAAAATATCTTTAGGATACACTCTACCATTTTGATTTTTTGCATTAGCTCTCTGCAAAACACCCTCCACACGTAGAGGTCCACCACCACGAATAGATTCATTCAACATTTCTCTCGAAACCTCAAATGGAATCACATCAACTAAAAGTCTTTTATCGATATTCATATTTTATACTCCCTGTGTTGCTACGTTTGGTCTAACTTGCCCCGGAGCAGCCTGACCCGGTGCAGCTTGTTTTTTTGGTTCTGGTAAAGGTTCAGAAGAAGCTTTAGGCTCTTGTGGGCTGGATGGTTTTTCACCCTGTTGAGCCGCTGTATCCTGTGCTGGTTCTTCCGTTTTCTTTTCGGCTGATGGTAATTGTGCGTCACCTTTTATAGTGATTTTATAACCGGGTTCCAAGAAATACTCAGATTCTTTACGTCTTCCTTCTTCAATCCCTCGTAAAACAACAACATATCTATCGTAATAATAATCAACACCAACGGATGATATGTTAACCACATAATCCTTTTTAGGTTGACCATATCCTTTAGATGCTCTTGCAACTATCTGCTTACCCTTTATTTTCTCGGATAGTTTTGACTGAAACGCATCTTTTTGCTGTTCCGTGGCAGAAAGTATTTTCTTTTCAAAATCGGAAAAATCAAACCATACGTTATACTTTGAAGCATCATCCTGACCGGCTTGTGCAGGTTGTGCATCAGCAGTTGGTGCCTGTGGTGCCTGTGCTGGTGCAGTCGGTGCAACCGGTGCATTAGGGTCAGCAGCTTCATTCAATTTCTTCTTCGCAGGTGCCACTGGTGCAGGAGCAGCGGGTTTCTTAGGAACTGGACCAAGGTTTGCTCCGGTTGGTCGTGGCAACGCAGGTTTATCTTTCTTTTTAACTGTTTTACGTGCTGCAAGCAATTGATTCATTCTTTGCTGGACACCACGAATACGATTGGCAATTTCAGGATTTCCCTGCAATCCCTTTGCTCTACGTGACAAAATATCAACATCTGTTTGAGAAACATCTGCTTTGTCGATGGTTGAATACTTTGGGTCTTTTGGTGCGCCAACACCAGTTACAGGAGCGGAATCTTCATCAATAGATTTTGCTGTGGTAAATCCAAGCTTTTCTATATATTTTGTAGCGTTATTCTTCGTTCCTCTACGACTAAACGCATATGGGGTAGCATAACCAGCAACGTCCCCCGTTGTAGTCATTTCTTCGAGTTTCTGTTTAACTCGATTTTTTATATACTCCTTGAGAGTGTTTAGTTGTTCGGCGTTATTTTTTTGCATTTTGAATTTCCTTTAGTAATTCATATGAAAGCAATAGAACCATCACATGATTATCTTTTACTGAACCTCTTGGTTTTGTCTTCTCCAACTGTTTACAAATTTCGTTGAGTTTAATTTTAGTTACTTCCGAATCAATCGTTTCGTTCATTTTCTTGATTTCTTCGGCTAAACGAGTATATTCCGTCGCAACATAATCATTCAAATTGTTCGTGTTGCTGATATTATTTATATATTCTCTCAAAAGAACTTTTTGATTTTCGTTTAAAACGCTATATTTTTTGTTAAATGTATCTATAAGGATTTTATAAGATAACATTCTAACGCTTTCATTTTCTTTTTTATATGCTTCCAATAGTCGATTCGTTTCTGAATTTTGTGCCTCTGCTTTAGTTACGCACATGTTTTCAACCAAGGTATTTTTAGCTTGAAGAATTTCTTGAATGTTAAATTTTGTGTCGTGGTTATTATAACTTTCAAATAGTTTGTAAACACTTGCCAATGACTTGTAATCTTTAACATTCGATTTCAAAAAATCTACAAGTGAATATTTTTCTTTAATCTCACGAATCAAGTTAAACTTCTCGTATTTTAATTTTGATTCATCTAAAACTTTACGTTTTTCCAAAACAATTTGAATCAACCTATCCGCATCTGCTTGATTACGAATATTTTCTTTCAAGAGACATTGATAAAGATATAGCTCTTTACGTAACTCACGGTCTTTGCCGAAGCACCGGAATAAAATATCCCTAGCCGCAGATTCGTCTTTACCGCCAAGAATGTCAGCCGTTATTTGTCTTGTTAAAAGTTCAAACAACAATCCTGTATTTCTTATTTTGGAATGTTTAGCCTTTGTTATACTCATATTTTCGGAGCTTAATTAATAAATATCTATTATTTTTATAAAATATTAAAAATCACTGTGTTTTTCTTTATTCTATTATGTTTGTTACGTCTAAAAGACTTTTCTTGGTCTTTACCTCTTTAAGAAGTTGTTTCTGTCTATCCAAATCCGACAACAAGCCGTTTAACGACAAACTACTTTCAAGTTTTATGTTTCTATATTCGAGTCGTCCAGTAGGGTCTTCTCCCAGCGGATAATCGCTCGCCTTTTTATTTCCAGCCTGAGATTCACGTTCCTTCAGTTCTGCGGGTGGTTCTGACTTTTTATCAGCGGCACCCGGTTCACCCTTATCTCCAGCCAAAGCAGTATCTAACGCATCTGGACCTCCACTGTCAGGACCAGCGGCGTCTCCACCATCACCAGCACCGGCATCTGCATCACCACCCATTTTTATATTAGGTTTTGCAGGGTCTTTACCATCTTCCTCAATCATAGTCAATCGGAAAGTGCGTTTAGCATCATCAACAATTTGTGAGCGCATAACGGCTATATCTTCATCAGTCAACTTGAATACTTTTCGATATATCCATTCTTGTGAGAACATCTTGTTCTCAACCATATCATTCATCAGATTGATTTTATCCGAAAGGATGCTTACTTTTTCTTTCTCGAACACCGTTGATGGGTTAACAAGGGAGAGTTTGAAATTAACAAGACTGTCATCTCTATATCCCTGTGAGTATAAGTGGACAATTGCTATCTTTTTAAGTTCACTTATAAAAATGTTCTGTATTCTCTGGATGGTCTTAGAGAATCGCATATCTTCTGAAGCTAGTGTTGCTTTACCAGATATAGCCTCATCGAAACCTAAGAATGCTTTTGGAATCTTCAATGCTGCCATCATTTTGTTTTTGATGTATTCAATGTCATCAATACCGGTGAATTCCATACCTTCGAGAGTATCAATAGAAGTTCCACTATCACTACCACGCACAGGAAGATAGTAATCTTCAAGCATGTTCTGAATATTATACCGCAAGTTATATTCGCCGGTTCTTTCATCCATATACGGAACCTTCTTGGTTTTGGAAATTAGTTTTTCCATATATGCGTCCACTTCGTTTGGAGCAATGTTACCGACATCGACTTTAAATATTCGTTTGGATGGCGCACGAATAATTCGAGAAATCAACATAGCATCTTCCATCAAAGAAAGCTGCTTCCACACTCTACGTGCGCCTTCTAACATGCTTTTACCATATGGCAAGAAGTTTGAATCAGAGAGCAATCTAAAATGAGCAATTTGATAATTCTCAATTTCTTCCAGTTTTCCACCATCTTGAGAAATAACTTGGAACTTTATGTAGTTTTTATTATCTGGATTACTATTCTCTATTCTGGTTACATTGTAAGCAGAAATTGGTTCAATCATATACACACCATATTCCGGCGAGATATATAGGCGCAAATAAAAATCACCATATTTTGAAAGATTTCTTATCCAACTCCATGAATTAAAATCAAAGTTTAAAACATCAAAAAACAAGTTATTTAAAATACCTTTTATGTTACTATCTGGAGATTCAATAACCAACGTCTGGTCCAATTCATTTTTACTTAGACATTCATCTGCATAAATATCTAGTGCGGCAGATATGATTGGGTCCATGTCCATTGTATCATAATCTCTAAACAATTCAATTCTCGAAGCCTGATACGACAATGTGAAATCACGAGAATATGAGTTATATGGACTGGTTCTTACCCGATTGAAGGAATCACGATAGGATGCTCGGTCTGTGGCATATTGAACCTCATCAGTATCAACTATTTTTAATTTTTTGCCACCGACGTTACGGACAATTACATCGTTGGAGAATAATCTCTTTAAACGTGCAAATACTGACCGTGATTTTAAATCTTGAAATTCTTTTTTTTCCATATATTTTTTTATTTAATCAACCACATCAAACTTTCTTCATTTCCACCAACGTTTCTTGCAACTGGACTTCCCAACTGCATAACATAAGGATTTCTTTGAAATGTGTTTGCTTTATATATCTGCTCGTTGCCTTCGGTTCTTTTTATCGAATCTAACATAGAGCGATTTAACTCAACACCCTCTGTTCTCAATCGCAACGCAGTATCTCGCACCCACAATCCTATACCGAGTGACATCACTAAATCATCATTATATCCACGCATTGCCTCGGCTTTTTCACCATTCCAAATGAAAACACTCAATTCATCCACCAACCGTGTTGAATTTATTTTTAT